TTTGTCGTTTTTATGGTGTTCCAAGCGTATTGATTAACGATACCAGTGGTTCAACGGTATGGGGTAGTGGTATTGAGCAGCTTGTGGAATCATTTTATCGGTTTGGATTACGTCCTTATTTTGAGCGTATTGAAGAGTCGGCAAGGTTGAATTTATTAGACCGTGTTGATTGGGATACATTTGAGTTTGAATTTAAGATCAAGGACCTTTTACGTGCCTCAATTGCTTCCCGTATTGCCAATAATAAAGTACGGATTGAAAGTGGTCAGTCCACGATTAATGAAGTACGGATTGAAGAAGGTTATGCACCAGTTGATGGTGGAGATAATTTAATGGTTGCAGCTCAGTTATTGACGCTGGATCGTGTTATTGAGGGGCAACGAGGTGAACAAAAAAATGAGCCGTAATCATTTAAATATGCGAGATGCACAAGTTCAAAAGCCGAATGTACAAATTCGGCTTTTGCCATTTTCAGATGTCAAATTAAGATTCGATGAAAATCAAGACAAAAATTCTGCATTTGAATTCGACGGATATGCTGTTCGTTGGGAAAGTATCAATTCACATGGTGAACAATTTGTAAAAGGAGCTTTTACAGATTTTATTAATGCTGTGGCGGCTGGTGCTATGCGATGTCATATGTATTACAACCATGGCCATCGTTATGACTGGATTAGTCCTGAATTTGCGATGCGCATCGGCAAATGGCTGAAGCTTGAAGAAGATGATATTGGTTTTAAAGTTTCAGGACGGCTTACACCTGGTTTAAGTCTTGCCAAAGATGTACGAGCAATGCTTGAAGATGAAACGATAGATGGTTTGTCGATAGCATTCTTTTATCCTGATCCAATGGACATTGAAGATATGGGTAAATATGTTCGTATTAAACGAGCAAGTCTATATGAAATCAGTGTTTGTGATGAACCTAGTGATCGAAATGCACGTGTTTCTGATTCTGATATGCGAGATATTCAAACTGAAACAGATATGAAGCTTTATCTCGGACGAAAGTTTCATCTTGATGAAGCAGCGGCATCATCCTTAATCCAACGTGTTCAAAGTATTGGCCAAGATCAACCAGGAATAAAAACAGATCCATTTGCTTGGTTAGACCAAGTTTAAATTTTTTAAATGAAACAAACATGACCGCCTTTAATGGCGGTTTTCTTTTTTAAAAGGAAAAAATATGACTGCTCATCAAAAACTGCCACTCATTGGCTCAATGCAAATTTTTACCCGTAACGAAGGTGGTAACCCACTTGATACGGCATCAGCAGAGTTAAAAAAACGTTTAAAACAATTAGATGATTTAATTGAAAGTCGTCAAACCCAGTTAGCCAATCTACCAGATGATGCTAAAGCCGAGTTGGAAGAACGGGCAAAAGACATTGCGAAATTAGTCGCTGATATTGATCAAATCAAAACTGATTTGGTCAATCAAGCAAAAACTCGTTCTGAAGACGAACAAGGTGGTATTGCAGCAATTTTGGTCCGTAATACCGAAGCTTTAGAAATTGCCAAAACTATGCTTGAAAAACGTCAGAAAAATACTTCTGTTGCGTTTGATGGTATCAAAGCACGTAATATTATTACTTTGGGATCATTGGGCGAAAATTATCAATACGCCAAAAATGATTTAAATCGTGTGCCATGGCAACCATTAACTGTGGTTGATCTTATTAATTGGGCACCTATCCAGGGTGATATTGTAACGTTGTTGCGTGAAACGGCATGGAATTTAATGGCAGACATTGTTCCTGAAGGTACGATGAAGCCTGAATCATTGCTTAAATTTGATACCCAAGTCCTGAATGTAGGCACCATTGCACATTGGATTCAGGTATCAAATCAGGTGCTTGCAGATATGCCAATGCTTGCGGCATATATCGAGTCACGTTTGGCATATGGTATTCGCTATAAACTTGAATATTTTGTGATTAATGGCCATGTTCCTGCATCGGGTCAACCTAAAAACTTTAGTGGTTTAATGGAAGCTGGAAATTATCTCACGATTGACGCTGTAGCTGGTGATACTTCACTTGATGTTTTGAACAAAGCGAAATACAAAGCAGCGGCTTCATTTATTCAACCTGAATGTTACATTCTAAATCCGCAAGATTGGGGTGCAATCGAGCGTTTAAAGGGTGCAGATGGACATTACTTAATTGGTGTACCGACTGGAACAGGTGTTCAAGCGTTCTTATGGGGGCTACCTGTTCGTTTTAGTCCAGTTCAAGCTGCCGAAAAATTCTGGTGCGGTAATTTGTCAATCGGTTTTGATGGCTATATCCGTGAAGATGTTGATACACAAGTTTCATTGGAAGATGGTGATAATTTCCGTAAAAACTTGGCAACAGTACGTTCAGAAATGCGTGCAGCAGGTGGGGTCATTGTTCCAGATGCCAATGTTGCAGGTGATTTACCAAAGGTTGGCAGTGGCAGTGGTAGTGGCGGTGCTGATGGTGGTGAAGGTGGCGGTGCTGATGGTGGTGAAGGTGGCGGTGCTGATGGTGGTGAAGGTGGCGGTGCTTAATACCTAAATTTATTGAATTAAAAGCAGTCTTCGGACTGCTTTTTTTACCTCTTTTTATGTCAAAAAAAGGCTATTTTTATGAGTGACTTAATTACTTTAGAAATGACAAAAAAGCACTTACGCGTGATTCATGAGCGTGACGATGCATATATTGAGTTATTGATAAAAGCAGCTACACAGAACGTACTGGATTTCATTGATTTTTCGGATTGGGATGCGGTTAAAGAAAAATATAAAGGTGCAATTCCTGAAAATTTATCAGTTGCTGCATTGTTGATTATCTCTGACATGTATCAAAACCGCGCATCTCAAACAGACGTTAATTTATATGTGAACCGTGCATGTGAAAACTTGATGTTTCCATCACGAAATATGGGGGTCTAAATGCAACCAGGTAATTTAACAGAGTATGTTGAAGTTCAGTCATTTAAAGAAATCCAAACGACTGATGGTTCAGGTGATCGAATTAGAGAATATTCAACCATTTTCGCTGTGTATGCGGCTAAAAAAGATGTTTCGACAAAAGAGTTTGTTTCAGCTCGTGCTCAACAAGTCGCAATTTCTCATAGATTTATCATCCGCTTCGATGATGTTGAACCAGGTACAGACTGGAGAGTCTGTCGGTTACTTTGTGATGGTCTTTATTATCGGATTATTGCTGCTCTGGCTGATGATCGAACAGGGAAAGAATGGGTAACTTTGGCATGTGAAAGTGGGGTTAATCAATGGCTAGATCGAACCTAAGTGGATTAGATGAAGTACTTGAGAGAATTGAAAAACTAAGAACGAGCACAGTCAATAAGCAGGTTCGTAAAGCTTTACGCAAATCAATGGTTCCTATACGTGATCAAGCCAAGCAAAATGCCAAAAATATTGATGATAAAAAAACCAAGGAAAAGATTTGGCGTAATATCAAGATTGTCAGTAAAAAAAAGAAATCCAATGGAGACATCGCTTGTAGTGTAGGTGTGGGTGGTGGTGCGAAAATGGGAGGCACAGCAAAAAAAGGACCTGGCTTGGATACTTGGTATTGGCGTTTTATTGAAACAGGGACTTCTAAAGCGCCAGCTACACCATTTCTACGAACTGCATTTGAACAAAAAAAGAGTGATGCCACTGATATTTTTGTTTTAGAAATGAGGAAATCTATTCTGGAGGAAATTCGATAATGATCATTATACCTCTTGAAGAAATCTGTTCTAAAAGCCAAGCATTAAAAGCTTTGCTTTCCGATGATATTGGTATTCGAGTATCAGAATTTGATGCAAGTAAAACGATCAATGCCCCATATGTTGTGTGGCAAATCATTAATGCAAATCCTGAACAATACTTGTCAGGTGTTTCTGATATGGATGATTCACTGGTTCAGATTGATGTATATAGCACAAGCAAATCAAATGCACGACAAATCGCCAAATTATTAAAAAATGCGATTAGTGAAGATTATTGTTATGTGGAAGCATTTTCTGGAACTGAACGAGAACCAAACACAGATTTATATCGCGTTAGATTAGATACACGTTGGTACGAAGATAGTTAATTTTAATATGTATACCTATGACCGCCTTTGCGGTCATTTCTTTTTGGAGAACTAAAAAATGGCAAGACGTACTCAAGGTACTGATATTTGGTGGGTAGGTAAAAACAAAGCTGAACCAGCCAAATGGGTTCTGAATAAAGTTGAATGCCCCCTCAATTTTAAACCAGGTACTGATTCAAAAGACAAGATCGAAAATACTTGTTTGGCTCAGGAAGATTACAAAACGTATGAAGCTGGAGGCGGTTTGTCAGATACGGGACAAGCAACATTTGATGTAAATGCTGATCCATCCAAAAAGTCTCATGGTGAACTCTATGACATGGTGGATAAAGATGAAAATGTGATTTGGCTTGTTGGTTGGGCTGGTAAAAATAAAGGTGCAGTTAAAAATATTGTGCCTGAAGTGGATGAGACGACTGGAGCAATTACGTTGCCACCTGGACGTAGTTGGAATCGCTTTGAGGGCTATGTTGAATCATTCCCGATGGATATTGATGCAAATACCTTGGTTAAAACAACAGTGACCATTCAACGATCAACAAAAGTTGCATGGATTCGTGAGACTGTAGGTCCTTAATCAATTCATTTAAATTATCCCCTGTCATGCAGGGGATTTTCATTTTTATATAAGGATAAATTTTCGATGTCCATTCTTGATCCTAAAGCATTACAGGAAGCGATTAGCCATGAAGTTGGCACAAAAGCAATCCAGAAACCAGTTGAATTTGTTGTTAATGGTAAAGAAATTAAAGGTTTAGTTTACGTTAAAGCTTTAAGTTATGAAGCGGTGAGTGAAGTTGATAATGCCTTTAAATGGGAACCGATTGAAGATGAACCAGGAATGATGAAGTTAGAAAGTATTGACGATCATCATTTACGTGCCGCACAGATTCTCGGAACCATTTGCACAGATGAAAATGGTACACCATATTTTAGTTCTATCGAACAAGTAAAAAGTTATCCAGCACCAGCATGTAAAGCATTTTGGTCTGTAGCAAATGAAGTGAACGTATTTTCGGGAAAGTTGATGACGACGAATTCGCAGAAAACGAATTCTGGGCAGAGCTTGTCCTCAACGGAATCGCTGGAAGAACCATTGCTGAAGCCAAGGCGAACCCGAACTTCAGCTACAGCGAATATCAGTTCTGGCGAGAGTATAGGCGTCGAAGAGGCGCCTTTAATTTCGGATTAAGGTTAGATGAAGCCTTGGCTGAAATGAAACTCATGTATGCAAAATCACATGGAGAAGCTGATGTTGAAATTTGGGATTATTTACCTTATCACGATGCTCCAGAAATGACCTTTGATGAAGCATATGATCGTTACTCCAGTGAGGATGTTTAAAACCGCTTGAAATAATCATACTAAAATAACTTTTTTAGTAGTTTAATCACCTTTCTGGTGCTTTGCGCTTTTTGATAATTTGGTATAGGCTAAAGTTGCATCTGCAAAATCAGATGTCAGCTTTGGTCGGCTGTATTTGTCATGGAGCACATCCCGCTCAAGCGGTTTTTTTGTGCCTAGCATTTTGCACCCTATGGTAAGGCGTGCAGGGACACTTTCGAGTGTGCTGGTATCCATGACACCAGTCGACCAACCTTGTACGTCTTGCCACCATGCTTGGTCGCTACGGTGGCAGATTTTTTAAATTTGTCATGGAGCATCAAAATGAATGCTAACTCTAAAATCGTAAAATTTAATAATCAACAAGTACCTGTTTTTATGCAGGGAGATAAACCTTTTGTTGTAATGAAGCCAATTTGTGAAAATATAGGTCTAGATTGGCGGTCTCAATTAAAAAGAATCAAACGAAATCATATTCTTAGTCAGGGTGTGGTCATGATGACCACACCCTCACAAAGTGGTGATCAAGATTATATTGCACTACCATTAGGTCTGTTGAATGGTTGGTTAATGGGCGTAGATGCCAATAAAGTCAAACCTGAAATTAAAGATACCTTGGTGAAGTACCAACTCGAATGCTATGACGTCCTGTATAAGCATTTTATGCCCAAAGTTGTAAAACAAATTGATCTTGGCCAATATGTTTCTAAAAAAGATCATGATGAGATGGTTCTAAAATACCATCGTTTATTTCGTACTTATGATGATTCTATTGACGTTTTAAGAAATCAAGTTCGTCAAATGGAAACCAAGAACCGTCGTTATGATATTCAACAGCATCAGCGGTCTGTAACAATTGAATGGATTAGTCAAAGTTATAATATTCCAGTTGATATTGTGATTGAGGAACTTGAGATTGCTCAATTGATCGAAAAGCGCAATCCATATGTTAAACGCGGACCTTTGATGTGGACGCTTTCAGCTCGGAATAAGCATCTAGATTTTGTGATTATTGACAGCATTGTTGAAGCTGATCAGGCAAAGGATCAGATCAGGCTGACTGAAGATGGTGCTTTTTATGTGAAGCAACTTTTGCAAAAACGCTTGAAGTTGTAATTCTTTTAAAGCTATATTCTAACCTCTTATAAGCGAGAGGTTAGAATAATATGTTTGGATTATTTGGAAAAACCCGAGAAGAGAAAAATAAATCTATTCAGAATCAACGTGATTTAAGTGATTTTTATTCATATGATATTGTAGGTGAGCAATCTTACCAAGAAAATATAAAACGTATTGCAGGGGAAAAACAGGAGGTTTCAAAAGCATTTGAAACACGTGCAAGGGTCGTGTCTGAACCTAATAATAGTTTCGATAAAAATGCACTTAAAGTTCAAATTAATGCTTTGACTGTTGGTTATATACCTAAGAAAGATGCTTCATCTGTTTCTAAGCAAGTAAAAAAAATTGATACAGTTGTTCCCGCCTTAATTGTTGGAGGTTGGAAAGATAGTGAAAGTGAAGGTAACTTTGGTGTTAAATTAGCATTACCACATATAAGTAAGCTTTATTATTGATTTTATCCACAAAGTTAATGAGATGAATATGAAAAATCTAATAGTTATTTTTTCAATAGGTTTAATTTCATTTAACTGTTTTGCTGAAGAGAGTTTTATCCTTAAACGGAATGTTTATGTATTTAAAGATTTAAATGGAGAGCCTATCTTAACTAATAGAAAAGATTCCGATAAGCTTTCTGATGAATTAAAAAATGTTAAAGTCACCTATAATTATGAAGTAGAGCAAAATAATGGATGGGCATTCATTAATTGTGAAAAAGACAGATTCAACAATTCTAAATACTGTGGAATGATAAACAAAGATTTGCTGGTATCTATTTACAATGGCAAATTTGGTATTTTAGTAGGTGGCAGCCATTACCCAAGAAGTAGATCAGCTTTGAAAATTGATAATGGTAAAACTTATTATGGTTATGAAGGTGAGTTTAAAAATGAAACTATATTTTTAAATTTATTGTTAAATGGAAAGACTGCGTATACTCGATATATGGAGTGGCCATATCAACTTAATATTGATAATGAAATTTCATTAGATGGATTTTCTGAAGCCTATCAAGAATTAAAGAATCGTTATAGTAAATTATAAATTGAATGCTACATAAACCTCGCAAATGCGAGGTTTTTTTATGTCTGGAGAAAATAATGGCAGGTGAATTAGGTGTTTTAACGCTAGATATGGTTGCTCGAACTGCTAATTTTGATCAGCCTTTACGACGTTCAAATCAAGTGATGTCTGATACAGGGCGTAATGTTTCATCAGTCGCAGATCGTATTGAGCGTGATACAGGCAGAATGAATGTTGCTTTTGGCTCGATGAGTGGACATGTCAAAGCGGCTTTAGCAGGTTTTACCGTCGGTACCATTATTACCATGGCTGATAGCTATACCCAAACAGCAGCAAGGATACGTAATGCGACTGAAAATACAGCTGAATATAATATGGTGCAACAACACCTATATGAAACAGCGAATGGTACATATCGTGCACTCAGTGAAGCGCAAGAGGTTTATCTGGGCTTAAATGGTGGGATGCAAGCTTTAGGTAAAACCACTCAGCAAACTTTGGCTGTTTCTGATTCGCTTTCATTTGCATTTGTTCATAATGCTTCACGGGCAGATCAGGCGCAAAGTGCAATTGATGCTTTATCAAAAGCCATGGCAACACAGAAAGTGGATGCAGATGGATGGATTTCTATTGTTTCTGCTGCTGACAATATCATTGATGACTTAGCCAAAACGACAGGTAAAAGTGCAATTGAAATCCGTAAACTCGGTGT